AATTCGTCAACCCCAACAGACGTGGCTCCATCGCGTGACGTTGGAAAATGCGATGGGATGTCAACGTTCGCCCGTGGTGCCGTCCGCGGCCTGACGCTCAAGGAATGCTGCAGACTGCAGGGTTGCCCTGAGGGCTATCTCGACATCTCCTATCGCGGCAAGCCAGCCGCCGACGGCCCGCGCTACAAGGCGCTCGGCAACTCGATGGCGTTTGGGTTGCTCCACATGATCAGAGCCCGCTCGATCACGTCGAGTTGCAGCGGGCAGAGGTGACGCTCATCGCCCGTTTCCCGCGCCGCCTTGACGTTGAGGACGTTCGATTGATTGACCGTCATCCAGACCGGCGAGGCCCATTCCTGCCATTGTTCAACGGGGAAATCGGCCGGCGTGTGGCGGATCGGGTCGGCATTGTCGCCAGGCTTGATAAAGGTGATGAGGTAATCCGGCATGCCGCCGCGCGACTTGGTACTGTCCTTTACCAATTGCTTGTAGAGCAGACCGACATGCTTGGTCCTGGTCATTTCCGTGACCGGGCATTTCCAGATCGTGCGGCGACTGTGCATGATCCAGCCGGCGTCCTGATGAATGCGGATGATATCGCCGCTGAAATCTTTGATCCCTACCGCGCCGTCCTTCCATTTGGTCATCGGCAGATCGGAGCAATGGACTGCCGTCAACCGCCCTGGCTTGGTGACGCGGAACTTCTCGCGGACCAAGAATGCGTAATGATCGGCGAACTCTTCGTCTGTGCTGTTGCCCATATCGGCTGCGCTTTCCGAATATACGAACAGCGAACCGAACGGCGGCGAGTAGACTGAAAAGTCGATCGAGCTATCCGGCATCTGCCGCAGCACGTCGACACAATCGCCCTGATATGCCGCGTAGTTGGCGCCGTGTGTTTCCCCTAGGCAGCGGATTTCAGCCATGCCGGCAATCTCCCTTTATGTGTTGGTGCGTAGGGCGCTTTGACCAATGCATCGCGGCCCATGTTGCGCAGCATCGCAGCCGACATGGCGGCTTTCATGCGCGCGTGGTCATCTGCCTTCCGATCGATGACCCGTCCAATGGCATCCTCGCCCTCGGCAACGATGAGATGGACGCCGACCGGGTGTTTCTGCCCATAGCGCCAGAAGCGGCGAACCGCCTGATACCAAGCCTCGTAGGAGAATGAGCGCCCGACAAAGGCGGTCCGGCTGCAATGCTGCCAATTGAGGCCGAACCCGCAGATCGACGGTTTCGTGATCAGTACTCTTGCCGATCCATCGGCGAAGCGGCGCAGATTTGCTTCCTTGGCCTCTGGCTTCATTGAGCCGCGGACCTCGATGGCACCGGGCAGCATCGCCTTGACGGCATCGGCCTCGTAATCGGTATCGACCCAAAGCACCCAGGGCGCGTCATCACTCGATGCCAGACCGGCAGCCACCCGCGCCCTGCCGTCGGCGGTCAGGCGCTTGATCTTATGCATGTTGGTGGCGCTGACTTCCAATGCGCCGAACAGGCCATCCGTCATGATCGGTGCTGCATCCTCGGCCTGGTGGTGATAGACATGCATCGGCGGCAGAAAGAACCCGTCATCCTTGTCGCCCAGATCGGACGGCAGCGATGCCATACGCGACCAAGACGCCATCCAATCCCAGAATGCCCGCTCGGCATGACCCTTCAGGCGCCAGTTCTGAGACGCCGTTGACGTGTCGTTGATGAAGAAGCGTGACAGCATTTCATTCGACGCCATGACGCTCAGGAATTCGGAGTGCGTTCCGATTTCCATGTGATCGTTTGGTGCAGGGGTCGCGGTCGCCGCCACTTTCCAGCGGTGATCCTTGAACTTCTTGATGAGGGTCGATGAGGTCTTGCCGCCGAATGATTTCAGGATCGAGCTTTCATCGAGCGAGACGGCGCCGAACGCAGACGGGTCCAGGGCATCAAGCCGGTCATAGTTGCAGATGTTGACGCCCTCGCCGGCATCGTCCTGAGTTCGGATGACGCGCGATTTATACCCGAACCGGTCGGCCTCCTGCTGGATCTGCCAAGCAACGGCGAGTGGCGCCAGGATCAGCGCACGGCCGTTCGATGCGTCGGCGGCGTGCGTCGCCCATTCAAGCTCGCACATCGTCTTGCCGAGACCGGTATCAAGGAACAGGCCGGAGCCGCCCGTTGCCAGCATGAATTCGACGCTGCTGCGCTGGTACGGGTAGAGGTGGTTGGACAGCGCAGGCAGGCGATCCAGGCCGCGTTTGGGTGCCGTGCGGGCCTTGGTGGCAAGGAAGTCGAGGTATTGGTCAATCATCCCCGCGCCCCTCCCAAAATCTGCTGATGTGCTGGGGTGAGGAAGCAATCCCGCGCATAGGCGAGCCCCGCCAATGCATCGGCGGCATTGAGGTTGGCCACCGGCCAACCCAACTGCCTGCACTTGAACGCCACATCTTCCTTGATGTCGCCCTTCTTGCGGCCCGTCGTCTTGTCGAGGAAATGCTTCCGGATCACGGAACTGGCCTCCTGATAGACGCGGACCTTGTGATCCCAGCAGACGCTTTCGGCATGTGCCGCCATGCCGATGAGCAGGAACGTCGTCCGCATGTCATTGACGCCGTGAATGGGCGCCTCATAGAGCACGGTGTCGACCCGATGCATTCCGATCATCCCGCTCAACCAATCCCGAAACATCGTGAACACCTTGCCTTCGTCTACATGCTCGCCGCGCGGAAACTCTTCACAGCCAAACGAGGGCTGGGCCCATCCACGCGCGAAGGCCCAGCCGCAAGATTTGGCGATGTCGAGGGAAAGCAGGTTCAATGCGTGACGGCCCCTGCCTCGGCGCCGTTCGCCTGCGCCGCCAGCGGCCCCATGTTTTCCGCCTGCCCGTCGCGCCAGCTGCCCAACCAGGCCAGATGCTCGGGGCTGCCGTCGTCGTCATAGGGATTGTCGCTGGCTGGCTTTCCAGCTTTGCCGGCTCGGAGGCCGAGTTCCTTGACCTGCTCGAGGTCGTCTTGTTCCATCGAGGCGACGATCTCCGACCCCTTGCCGATGCCTTCGTTGATCTTGGCGGCATAGTCGAGAATGGAAAGCTGGGTATCGGTCTTGTGACCCATGGCGGTCAGATACCAGTTGAGCTCCGCCATCTCGCGGGCGATCTCCTCGGGGTCGCGGCCCATGTCGTTGCAGGCCTGGATCAGGCGATCCGTGTTGAGGCCGGCGCGCTTGGCGTCTTTGAGGATGGCGCGCTCGAAGCCGACGCAGGAGCTCACGGCCTTCTGTGCCGCCCTGGCAGCAATCCGCTTCTCCTCGGTGTCGGCCTTGGCACTCTTCAGGCGCCGGCCATATTCCAGGATCGTGGCCGGGGTGACGTTGCTGAGTGCGCGGCTGGGCGGATTGGCGGCTGGGGTTTCGGCGGCTTCACCATTCGCCGCAATGCCGTTTTCCGAGACGGAAATCTCGGCGGCAGGCGGTGCGGATTGATCGTTCTTAGTGCGCGGGACTGTCGGCTTCCGTGCCATGTTCAGGCTCCTCTGGGTTGATGATGGGTGGCGCGCCTTGCAAGCTGGTACGGGGCGCGCGCCGTTTTGATGACGATGCCGATGACCTTCGCCCGGCTGGCCACCGATGTGACGGGCCGGTCAAGTACCGCGGCGATTTCGATGGTGGTCTTGTCGAGACCGGCCAAGGCGCGAAGGGCGGCATCCTCGGTATCGGTCCAGGCCTTCCGTTCGCGGCGCGTGACCTCAGCGGCCTCCGCGCGGATCGGCACCGGTCGCCCGCGCCTTTCCGCAGCCAGGCCCATCAACGAGATCCGGTTGTCGATCGCCTGAGATGTCCGGCCGGGAAGCAGTGCCGTCAGATCCTTCGTCGGCATCTTGCCGTAATTGTCGCGAAGGATGGTGAGTTCGGCATCCGACCATGCCCACTTGCGACCGGTGACGGCATAAGGCTCGATGTCCTCAGGCTCAGGTTCGCGGGCAACTTGCGGCGCTTGTAGTGTCGGCGCTGGCGCGGCAGGAGCGGGATCGCGCTCATGTGATTGGAGGCGACCGGCGCCGAGATCCCAGCGCATCGCGTGAGCGGTCGCTGCGGGATATGGATTGCGCGCGCGTGCATTGCCCTTGGCGCGCTTGCCCAGCATGAACGGCACATCCTGATCCCGATAGTTCGTCATTCGGCGGCGGCCTTCACCGGCTCGGCGCCGTGTTCGTACATCGGCCGGAACACAACCTGCTGATGGAAATCGCAATAGGGCGGCCGGTCGGCAGCGGCCTCGACCTTGGCACCACAGAAGCGATGGTCCCTGGCGTCATGCCGCGATGTCGCGAACTGGCAGCCGCCGCGCGGCAGATCGGCCATGGTGAAGCCCCCGGAGGCCGGCGCCACGATCGGCACGGCACGATCAATCGACGCCTTGGCCTTGACGGCGCGCTTGACGGCGCCAGGGTTCAGGGCCTTGCGCGCGAACTTGTATGGGCTGCGAAGGCCAAGAGCCTGCGCCCGTTTGGAGACGGCTGTGTCGCTGCATTTGAACTCGGCGGCCAATTCCTTGGCGGTGCGATAGCCCGTGGTGGTGAATCCCTTACGCAGGATTTCGTCCCGCTCCGGCGTCCAGAATGTACGGGCCCATGCTTTGAGCGGCGATTCCGGCGCTTTCATCTTGGCGGCGGCAGACGCCTTCCGCTTCTCGTCGGTCATGTCATTCGAGATGATGGGTGATGGCCGACCCATGAGGCCAAGCCGGCTCGCCTTTCCGATGACGGCATTCCTTGTGGTGCCGCCAAGCAGCTTTGCGATGTGGCTGGCTGTGCAGCCGCGCGCCCATTCACGGCGCAACAGGTCGACGCGTTCGGCGGTCCATTCGATCAGGGTTTTCATGCCGCCCTCCCACTACTGCCCCAACCGGGCAATTTCTCCCAATACCCCTCGGCCGATCGCTCCGTCCCGCCCTCATCGAGGTGGACGATCAGCCATGTGTGCTGCATCACGGTTTCGACCTCGCCGACCGTGCCCTCTCGCCCATCGATGTGGCGGACGCGGTCCTTTTCGGAGATGCGGCCGGTCATCGAATGACACCCATCGGCAGCAATTCGCGCTCACCCTCAAACACATCGCGGGCGATTTTCTGAAGGTCGGAGATGTCGGTGGAGATGACGCGGCGGAAATAGGCTGCGTGAAAGAGTGGCTCGCAGAATTCCGTTCCGCCGCCTTCGCGACAGAATCTCGGTGCGTTGACGATTTCGTGGAGCTGTATCCCGACCCCGTCAGCGCACGCCTCTATCTTGCGGACGGTGTAGACTGTGCCAAAGGTCGGGATGTTAAGATGCCAGCCATTGTCGGGCCACTCGATTGTCGGCGTCACCTTGTCGCCAACCTGAAAGGTGCACTGCATCAGCTTGCCCTCCCCTCACCCGGCGCCAACCGGCCCAACTTGTCCCGCAACTCAGCCAGCGATTCCGGCGTCAACATGCGATGGCAACGGATCATGGTGAGGCCGTTGCTATTGATCTCGATGGTGAAGTCTGGACTTGGGCTCTGGGCTGCCGCTGCAGCGTCCAACTCTTCCGCCCCGACGACCATGAACGGCGTCTTCCCGTCTGGAAATCTATGCGTTCCCCTGCGGCGCAAATCGAAGATTTCCATCACGACCTCCCGTTGATTGTCATCATTCGATCACCCCTGACACCACCAACATCAGCACCACGACAATCACAGCCGCGAACAAGACACCGCACGCGACGGCGAGGCGGAAGCCGAACATGGCGGGGAATGCGAGGCGGGTGAGGCGCTGGGTCATCTATCTGCCCTCCAATGCTGCCAATTCCGCATTGCCTTCGATGATCTTCTTTGCGGCCTCGACGGCGCGATGGTCCGCCAGCTTCACGATGCGGAAGCCGCGACCGGCATAGACCTCGTCGGCAAATGATTGGTCGAAGAAGTCGACCAAGACGGCCAGCGTCTCCGGTCTCGGCTCGTTATTGCCGGCCATCAGGTTTTCAATCGTGCGCTCACTGATCGCGGGATACAGGGCGCGCGCAACCTGCTTGACCGTAACGGCCTTGCCCTTGCCGACGCGGCGCTGCAAAGCATCTCGAACGCGTTCACGTAAAGTTTGGGTGTTTCCAACACCAGACATGGGGTCGCCTTCCAAGCCATATTCGGGGCGTGGAAGAGACGGAGAACTGAAATGCGAAACTTCGGTGATACGACTAAGCGGCTGATGCGGGCGATGACGTTGGCGCGTCACGTCCACAGAGGGTTCACGAATACAAAGTGCTGCCGAGAAGGCCATGGCTATGCCCTCCCGGCAGCGCAGTTTGCGCAGCATTGCGACAGGTCTGCGCGGAACGGATATGCGATGGTCCCAATCATCGCGCGGGCCCACCGCTGAAATGGCGGGACATCGCACGCGGATGTTGAGGTGCGTTGAGGTCGATGCTTTCCTTGACCATGGCGTCGAATTCCTCGCGCACGATGGCGCGGATGCGGGCCTCGGTCAGTGGTTTCGGCTGCGGTTTCTTGCCGCGCCAGAAGAAGTCGGCGAGCTTACTCATCGTCGCCATCCGGATCGGTGAAGAGATTTTCGGCCCAGGATTTGAGGCGGGACCAGAGGGATGGGCGCTGGATCTGCGGTGACCGGAACGGCCAAGCATCTGACATTCCGCCACCACGTGCCGCATGGATGCGCGACGGCAGGCTGTCATCATCGCCACCGGCCGGGGCTTCGCCGTCGCGGCAACCTTCCCAGCTGATGCCGATGGGGGCGGTCATGCGGCTTGGCCTTTCGGTTCCGGCTTCGCGGTTTCCAGATGCTCATAGGTAATTTCGCCCTTGCCGCACCGGACGATGGCCGGCCAGTGACGCGGAGGGATGCCGTTGCTGCGCCACATCGAGACTGCGGTATCGCCAATCCCGCAGGCAGATGCGGCGCCTTTGTTGCCACCCAAGGCGGCGATGATCTCTGAAATCGGGTCGGACTTGCGACCGGGAATGTTTGGGATCGGCAAGTCCACCAGCCCGAAATCATGGGTCGCTGGATCGAATGGCAGATTGAACCACTCGCCGCTGAGGCGATA